TAAGATGCATCTAATTGCTCACCATCGTCTGATTCTTCAAAATCAGGTGCGGGTGCATCATCAGATGCGTCATCGCCATCATCTTTCCTTAAGTCATTAACTTCCTTCATCAGGTCGTTAAGTTCTTCCAACGCTTTTTCCAATCTTTCGGTCATATCGCTTTTCTCCTCCTTTAAAATGTCAAACTTTGCTTCCGGGTTTATTCCTTTTTCACAAATTGTTACTTCATGGAGTTCTAATTTTTCTATCTCGTTATACTCACCTAGTTCTTTACTAGTTTTTTGCTTCTTTGATAGTGCTTGTCCACCTATACTAAATGAACGGAGAGTTCCTTTTCTAATCCCTCTTGAAATTTCTTTTGCTTTTTCTATGTCATCTCGTAGTTTAATTACAACATAAAATCCTACATCATCTACTTGTGTTTTGTGAAGTGAGCCATGTTTATCTCTATACTTCTCTATTACATCTCCCACTTGAACATTTGAATGATTTGACATTACATTTCTATATTTAGGGGTTTCCATATATTTATGAACTGCATCTTGTAAAGCATCTAAGGTTATTAAGTCATTTTGTTTATCTACTATTTCTATTGAAGCATAACCACCAATAACTAAATCATCTGATTTTAATATACTAAAGTTTCCTTCTGTATTAGACTTAAGCAATTGGGCTTCCGACACAACATCACTTCCTGACTTGACTATATGAACGGAGCGATATTAGGCAATTTGCATGGTTAATTTTTTATGCCTATCGTCAGTAATATCCCATATACCTTCGTCTTTACTCTCATCTAACATCTTTTGTTTAACACCCGTCCAAACAAGCCATTTATCTTGTTCTTTTATAGGTACCACTCTAAAGTGCAATCTAGTATCAAACTTATTGCCATTTATTTTATACTCATGATAACCATGCCTTTGTGCGCCCAACGTAATTTCTCCCTTATCTAATAATTTTTCTGCTTGTGATGACTCGCCAATTTCTGCTGGATACTTACCCGATTTACCAAATAGATTAAATATGTCTTCGGTTTCATCAATATCAATAATCCAAAGCAAAGATTTTTCATTAATATTTATTATTAATTCAATATTTTTGTCCTTTCTCATCTGTAATCTAAACTCTCCTGTTTTTGTTTCCGAAGACCCTTCTTTTATTAATTTATCCTTATTTGCAGTAAAATGCTTATTTGGTAATCTAATAAAATCATCAAAATCATTCAACCAATTTTGTAACTTTTTAGTATCATTGTCCCATAAATCTTCAGTTAAGTTAGGAATATTTTCTTTACAAACTTTCATAATATTAGCAACATGAATACCCTTTTCATCTTCATCTTCTTTTTGGAGATATTGTTTAATAAAAACTCTAGCCTCCGCAGATTTTGCTTTAGTTATTTCTGTAAGTTGTTGTTTCCACATATCTATATCTACTAAAGCATTCTTTTCCATTAAAGAATCTCCATCAAATCCATAAATTGTAAATCCATCATAATTTGATTTCATTATTATATCAGCACTACCATGAACGCCATCTGTAATTGTATATTTTAATAAGGCATCTTGTACATCATACTTTAAAGATTTTCTTCCTTCTTTTGATAATAAATCTAATGTAATTACTTTTTCTGGAGTGTCCACTTCGGGTATTTCAATTACCTTAGCGGTGTATAAACTATATCCTCCATTTGACCTTTTAACTTCATCTACTTTAACTCTAACAATGTCTCCAACGTCTACATTTTCTTTAGTATTTAATGCTTTACCCACCTTTAAGTAAGTTACACCATTTAATTCTGTACCATTATATTCTCTTGCTTCTTCTCCGGTTAATGGTCCAACACCAAGAGAATAGGAATAAAGATTGGACTTTGTAGATTTCTTTTCTAATACAATGACATCTAAATCTACATATTTTTTCATTTTAATCCATTTAGGATTCTTTTTAGACCCTATATAATAGGTGGATTCCAAGTCTTTTATAACAACCCCTTCAGAAGTGGGTAAATCCATAATATCTTTACTATACTTTTCTATTTCTTTTAGAGAGTCTGCTATTCTAGTATTTTTCTTTGAAGGAAAGGACAATTCATCAGATGAGTGTTGAGATAATTGATAAAATAGTGTATTTATTCTTTCTCTTAAAGGATTTTCCATAAGACTTTCTCCTTCATGATTTAATACATCAAATACTTTTGCTTTTAATGTAGCATCTTTGTATTTGTCTTTGAAAAGATGAGCAATAGTATCTGCTCTATGTAATGGTTCATCATCATCATATAATATTAATTCTGCATCAAAAATGCTATCTCCAAATTTCTTTGCCCTAAGTTTTTCTGCCACATTTTTACACTTTTCTGTGATATCCTTTTTATTGTATGTATATATTTTAACCTTATTACCTATTTTATGTAATTGAATTCTAATACCATCATATTTTTCTTGAACTAGCCACTCTCCACTAAAGCCCTTTAATTCTTTAATATCATTTACTTCAAAAATTCTATACATGGGTTTATTAGGAGTAATAAATTCAATCTCTGATTTTTCTTCATCACTTTTATCAGCCTTTTTTAAATCTATTGCCACTAATTTATCCCAATCTTCTTCATTTGAATCTATTAAATAAACTTCCCGTAATAAATTTAATGCTCCCTTAAATTTAGATTTAACTTTAGAAGTGTCTTTATCATCTCCATAATGTTCAATTATGTAAATAGGAATATCACCCATTCTAAGGTCAAGACCCATAGCCCCCTCGGTTATGGCATCGGGTCTGAAGTCTTTCGATTCCCATGATGCAGAAGGAATGCTATGCGCGTGTGTGCGTAAGGCATAGTGTATAAACATAGCATATATAGTGGGTTCCTTAACGAGTGTTGATATAACTTCTTCACCCAATTGTTTAGCAAAGGGGTCATTTAATTCATCAGAATTATATCTAAGTTTTTTAATTGAAGCATATAATTCTCTAGCATTATGCGATTCAGGGTCTAATGTACTTTTACTAAATACAATCTCTTCATCTAAATAACGCTTCATTTCATTAGTAAAACTGCTAAGTCCATCAAAGTCATCTCTTATTTTTTTAACTGAACTTCGCCATTGTTTA